AACCCATACAGAAACCGCTGTGGCCTGAGTTCTTCGATCTGGCAGCACTGCTACGCACAAAAGCATCCATGCCTGCATTCCAATGGAACTCGCAGTATCAACAGAAACCCACCTCAGAAGAAGCGTCTATCGTAAAACGTGAGTGGTGGAACATCTGGCCGGATGACACAATACCCCACATCGAGTACATAATCATGTCCCTTGACGCGGCAGCAGAGAAGCACAACCGCGCCGATTACACCGCGCTTACGTCATGGGGTGTGTTCCTCAACGAGGAGACCGGCAACCACAATATTATGCTGCTGGACTCCATAAAAGAACGACTGGAATTTCCTGAGTTAAAACAACTAGCTATGGACGAGTACAACAAGTGGGAGCCTGACGCGTTCATCGTGGAGAAGAAAAGTTCCGGTGTGGCCCTCTACCAAGAGATGCGACGCATGGGGCTACCAGTCACAGAATATACACCGCACCGTGGGACCGGCGACAAACTTGCGCGCTTGAACTCCGTGTCAGATATCATATCCTCGGGTATGGTCTGGGTACCGGCGACACGCTGGGCAGACGAGCTGGTGGAAGAAGTGGCTGGGTTCCCGTTCATGTCGAACGATGACTTGGTCGATAGCACTGTGATGGCGCTACTTCGGTTCCGTCAGGGCGGGTTTATACGACTACCATCAGACATGCAGGAGGATGACTCTTACCTACGCCGTAAAGCGGCGTACTATTGACAGGGATGACACGGGTACAAGTTTACAGTATATCTCGTATAGGACGTTGGTAGCGTCCGTGGGGACATTTTGTACGGACCTCCCCCGTGCGTTGTGTCCCCACACTACAATGGGGTATTTCAATTTTAGCACTATATCTGCTATAGTGCGTCCAAACGCTTATAACGAGGCATATCATGGCAGTCGAAAAACCTATGGAACCCAGCGACATTCTTATTATGGAGCCGGAACTTGATATTGAAATCGAAGCCCCAATGGAGATCGACGTTATAGAAGTCGAAATGGACGACGGGTCTGTCGTAATAGACTTTGGCGAAGGTACTGATTCCGAAGAAGAAGTTGAGCACGACTCCAACCTCGCAGAGTTTATTGAGGACGACGAGCTTGAGTCCCTTGCGAATGAGTTGATAGAGAGCTTTGCATCCGACCGCTCATCTCGTGGCGAGTGGGCTAACGCCTACATTAAAGGTATGGATTTGTTGGGTATGAAGGTTGAAGAGCGTACAGAGCCGTGGAATGGCGCGTCAGGGGTCTACCACCCTATGATGACCGAAGCGGTTATAAAGTTCCAAGCACAAGCTATGGGCGAGCTGATGCCCGCTGCTGGACCAGTCCGCAGTAAGATCATGGGTAAGTTGACACCTGAGAAATTTGAGCAGGCTCAACGTGTCGAAACCGAACTAAATTACTTGATTACAGAGAGAATGCCCGACTATCGTGACGAGATGGAGCAGATGCTATTTAAACTGCCGCTGGCAGGCTCCGCGTTTAAGAAAATATATTTTGACCCCCTCACCGAGCGCCCTGTGGCACAGTTTGTACCCGCAGAAGACCTCGTAGTGTCTCACGGATCATCGAATCTTCGTACGGCACCACGGTTTACGCACGTTATGAAGCGTACCTCGGAAGAAATCTTGAAGCTGCAGGTAAACGGTTTTTACCGTGATGTAGAATTGCCATCAGCTACCAAAGAAACCACCGACATCGAAGATAAGTATAACGAACTAGAAGGCGCAGAGCCTACATTCTCCGATGATCCCCGCCACACTCTCCTAGAGATGCACGTAGACTTGGATTTGCCGGAGCCGTTTGACGATATAGACGGTGTTTCGCTGCCATACGTGGTTACAATCGACAAATCCTCCAGTATTGTATTGGCTATCCGCCGTAATTGGTACGAAGAAGATACGAAACGCGAGAAGCGTATGCACGTCGTACATTACCCTTATTTGCCCGGAATGGGCTTTTATGGCACGGGTCTCATACACACACTCGGGGGTTTGACGAAATCAGCTACTTCTATCATGCGTCAGTTAATCGACGCCGGTACACTATCCAACCTCCCCGCAGGCTTTAAGGCACGTGGCATGCGTATTACTGGGGATAACACCCCAATTATGCCGGGTGAGTTCAGAGACGTTGACGTGCCCGCTGGTACAATCAAGGACGCGATTGTACCCTTACCCTACAAAGAGCCATCAAGCGTACTGTACTCACTGCTTGGGAACGTCGTAGACGAGGGTAGACGCATTGGTGCGGTAGGTGACATCCAAATAGGCGATATAAGCGCTCAGGCCCCCGTAGGAACGACCCTAGCCCTAATGGAGCGTTCAATGCAGGTGATGACTGGTATTCAAGCCCGTCTTCACGCTGCAATGAAGCAAGAGCTACGAATTCTAGCGCGAATCGTACACGATTACATGCCCGCAGAGTACGCCTACGAGATGGACGAGCCAGCAGACCGTATATCTGACTTCGATGGTCGGGTGGACGTAATTCCGGTGTCTGATCCCAACGCAGCGACAATGGCGCAGCGTATTATGCAGTACCAAGCTGCTCTTCAGTTAGCACAGCAAGCGCCACAGCTATATGACATGGGCAAACTACATCGTCAGATGCTTGAAGTTCTGGGCATTAAAGACGCTGACGACATCATCAAACTGCCGGGGGACATCAAACCTGCCGATCCAGTGACGGAAAACATGGCTATCTTGAAGCAAGAGCCGGTGAAGGCCTTCGCATATCAGGACCACGAGGCCCACATCCAGACGCACATGATGGCTATGCAAGACCCGAAAATCCAGCAAATCGTTGGGCAATCGCCGTTTGCAAGCGCTATTCAGTCTTCAATGATGTCCCACATCACGGAGCACGTCGCACTGCAGTATCGCGTAGAGATACAGAAACAACTCGGTGTGGAACTCCCAGACCCAGAAGCCCCGCTACCAGAAGACGTCGAACTTCAGGTATCTCGTTTGGTCGCGCAAGCAGCAGATAAGTTGTTCAAAAAAGGCGCAGGCGAAGCCGCCGCAGAACAAGCTGCTAAACAGCAAGCTGATCCGCTCACGCAAATCCAGCAGCGTGAGCTGATGATTAAAGAGACAGAGCTGAAGCACAAGATTGAAATGGATAAACTGAAGCTCGATATGGACGCTATGGCTAAACAAGAAAATGCTCGCTTGCAGCAAGAACGTATTACCTCTGAAGAAGAGAAAGAGGCAGCACGCATCGCGCTTAAAGTCGCCGAACTTGAGACCGACCAGAAAGAATCCGCAGTCAGACTGGCTATGGAAGTAGCGGAGAGGGTAGATTTAGATGGTTGATAATATTTTCCACACCGTCCTGACGCGCATCGACGAAAGTCGCATCTCTATACAAGAGCACTTAGCCGAGGGCGGTGCCAAGGACCAAGAAACTTACTGGAAACTTGTCGGAAAGTACGAGGCCCTCAGTATCGTACGTGCAGAGGTTAAAGAGATCGAAAAAAGATACGTTGATGATTAAACATCACACGTGTAGAAATACCGTATAACGTGGGCTAGTCCACGCAAAGGGCGCTGTGAGCCTTTAATCACTGCAGGAGACTAAGATGAACGCTACCAACTTGAAGGTGGATGACGAGAATGTGCTGGCAAAGCTGCCAGAGCCTAAAGGCTATAAACTCCTCATCGCAATCCCAGAACTACACGGAAAGTCAGAGGGCGGCGTTTATATGCCGGACTCAATAAAACATATGGAAGAGACTGCTTCCATTATCGGGTACGTTATCAGTGTGGGTACAGAAGCCTATACGGATAAAGACCGGTTCCCTAACGGCGCATGGTGCGAGGCTGGTGATTTTATCATCTTCCGTTCGTATTCAGGTACGCGCTTTAAGGTAGATAACAAAGAGTTTCGCATCATTAACGATGATACAGTCGAAGCTGTAGTTGAAGACCCACGGGGGTATACACGCGCATGACCGAGAATAATGCGATAGTCGAGAACGAAGAACTCGAAACAGACGCCGTTGAAGTAGATATGTCCGACGACGGTGACTTTGAAGTGGAGGTCGAAGACGATACTCCCGACGCAGATAAAGGTCGTCCACGCCGCGCAGCGGAAACGGAAGCCGATATCCCAGAAGACGAGGAACTCGAAAAGCACAGCGAGTCGGTGCAGAAGCGTATCAAGAAGCTGAAGTTCGAGTACCACGAAGAGCGTCGCCGTAAGGAAGAAGCCGAACGTGAACGGGAAGCCGCAGTTCAGTATGCCGAGTCGCAGAAGAACGAAGCTGATCGTCTACGTAAGAACCTTTCCGAAGGTGAGGGCGTATTGGTTAACGAGGCTAAGGCACGCGTGGCATCTGAGCTTACAACTGCCAAACGGGCTTACAAAGAAGCCTATGAGGCTGGTGACTCTGATGCTGTTATAGAAGCACAGATGGCACTCTCTAAACTTCAGATGCAAGCTGAACGTGTAGAGCACTGGAAACCCGCAAGGGGCGCTGTACAAGATCAATCAGCGCCAGCACCACAAGCAAGACCTGCAATAGCTAAACCCGACGAGCGAGCGCAGAAATGGGTAGCTGATAACGATTGGTTCCAGCGCGATAAGCCTATGACACGTTACGCTATGCTCGTACATGAAGAACTATTAGAGTCTGGCGTTGATTCTACCAGTCAAGTGTACTATGATAAGATAAATGAGGCTTTACGGTCTCGTTACCCAGATCGCTTTGCGGACGTGGAACCCGAGGTTCGACAACCACAACGTAAGGCTGGCTCCGTGGTGGCCCCGGGAGGTAGAAATACTTCCACATCACGCAACAAAGTTGTCATCACCTCGTCTGAGGCCGCAATCGCCAAGCGTCTCGGAGTATCTAATAAAGATTATGCGGCGCAAAAGCTAAAGGATATGCAAAATGGCTGATCGTAAACCACGTACAACTGAGACCCGCGAAGCGGGAGAACGTCGTAAACCTTGGAAGCGCTCGTCAATGCTGCCTACCCCCGAACCGCGTGATGGACTTTCCTTCCGTTGGATTCGCACATCTACATTGGGTAATGCAGACATGACAAACGTATCTGGGCGGTTTCGTGATGGTTATGTGCCCGTAAAGGCAGATGAATATCCTGAGCTGCACATCATGTCAGATGTTGATTCCCGTTTTAAGGACAACATCGAAGTTGGTGGGTTATTGCTTTGTGCTATCCCGACCCAAGACAGAGACGACCGCATCTATGGTCAGCTAGAGACTGCACAAAATCAGGCTGAAGCTGTCGATAGGAACTATATGCGTGAATCTGACCCGCGTATGCCTCTGCTAAGACCGGAGCGTAGTTCGCGTTAATCATTTGGTAAGGAGCAGTAGCTCTTTGCTGTTATAGTAAATAAATCTGGAGGAAGAGCATTATGGCTACTACAGCTGCTCCCTACGGCCTAAAGCCGGTAAAACGTGCCGACGGTATGGCCTACGCTGGGGCGACGTCCCAGTACCTGATCGACCCTGCTGGGGAGGCAACAAACCTCTTCAACGGTCAAGTCGTTCATATCGGTGCCGATGGATACATCGCACTATCAACTGCAACCGGTGCCGACGGCGGCACAAACGCGTTCCCAGCGGGTACAACCTTAACTGGTTCCCTTGGTGTGTTCATGGGTTGTGAATTTGTCAACACACAAGGCGTGTTAACCTTCTCGCAATATTACCCTTCCGGTACTGTTGCTCCAGCAGGTTCAACAATTACAGCCTACGTCGTAGACGATCCAAACGTACTGTTCCAAGTACAAGCTGACGGCGCTATGGACCAGTCTGACATCGGTGCGAACACGTTCTTCGCCGCTGCTCAGTCTACATCCACTGGCAACACAGCTTTCGGTAACTCTACAAGCGCTGTTGACGCAACGACTAAGACTACCACCGCCGCCTTCCGCATTATGGCCTCCGCATCTCCTATTGGCGACGCGTTCCCTGATCTTTTGGTTAAACTTAACCCCGGCTACAGCAGTCAGACTAACGCTGTCGGTCTATAAGGAGGTCTAGCACATGGCTATTTCACGCGCACAAGCGCTTAAAGAACTACTTCCCGGTCTTAACGCCCTCTTTGGTTTAGAGTACGGCAAGTACGAAAACGAGCATGAAGACATTTACGAGACAGAATCCTCAGAACGTAGTTTTGAAGAGGAAGTCAAACTGTCTGGTTTCGGTGCAGCACCAACAAAAGCTGAAGGTTCAGCGATTGCGTATGACAATGCGCAAGAGTCGTTCACAGCTCGCTACACACACGAAACTATCGCTATGGGTTTCGCCATCACTGAAGAAGCGATGGAAGATAACTTGTACGATTCGTTGTCCTCACGTTACACCAAAGCCTTGGCTCGCGCCATGGCGTACACCAAGCAGGTTAAAGCCGCCTCGTTGCTTAACACGGGCTTTACCACTTTCCAGTCTGGTGACGGCGTATCGTTGTTCAACACTGCACACCCAACAGTTAGTGGCGCAGTAAACGCTAACCGTCCGGGCACTGATGCCGACCTCAACGAAACTTCTCTTGAGCAGGCTATCATTGATATCGCAGCTTACACTGACGAACGTGGTCTTCTTATCGCAGCTCGCGCTAAGAAACTCATCATCCCGTCAGCTCTACAGTTCGTAGCAACTCGTTTGCTTCAAACAGAGCTTCGTGTTGGTACAGCTGATAACGACATCAACGCACTGAACACAAACGGTTCGGTTCCGGGTGGCTACGGCGTAAACCACTACCTAACAGACGGCGATGCTTGGTTCCTTACAACTGACATCCCGAATGGCATGAAGCACTTCGTACGTTCTGCGATGGCTACTTCCATGGACGGCGACTTCGATACTGGCAACGTGCGCTACAAAGCGCGTGAGCGTTACAGCTTCGGCGTATCCGACCCACTGGGTATCTACGGTTCACAAGGCGCGTAAGCTCCTAGAACTTAAACCAAATACGGTTTGGAAGGCTCCGCTACGGCGGGGCTTTCTTTTTTTATAGACCTCGTGTACTATGGATTTATTCCCTGACAGACCGTATGATACGGCTGACACTTGCCACGACAGGAGACTCACATGGCTAATACAACTTTTTCAGGTCCAATCCGGGCCGGTAATATTAAGAATACTACAGGTACAACTGTAGGCACCAACATTGCTAACGTAGGTTACGTTGTTATGTGCCAAGACACAGTACAAACTCTTGCAGGTGGCGCACTTGCAGCGGTTGTAACAGATATTGTTATCCCCGCTAACTCCAAGATCGTTAACTGTATCATTGATCTTGTAGCTGCGGCTAACACTACTACCAACATCAGCGTTGGCGAAGTAGGTGGTAACGCTAATACAATTATTAACGCTGTAGCATCAGGTACTACTGTTGGTATCAAGGCTCTGGGCATTAGCGGCGGTGGAACTTTGGAATGGGGTGACATTGGAACTTCAGACAAGCGTTTAACTGTAACAGCTTCTGCTGCAACCAACGCAGGTTCTGTTCGCATTACAGTAATGTACGCACAAGCGTTTAACACAGTAATCCGTCCATAATAGCTCTATAGGAGGGCCTTTAAATGGCTGGTAATGAAGTACGCGCGTATAACGTCACTACAGGAGCGGTGCCAACTACAGTGGTTGGCCCCTCACGTTCTCGTTTGCAGGGTGTCCTTGTAAACGGAGCGGCAGCGACGGCCTTTACTATAAAGAACGGCTCCGCAACGGGGGACATCCTCTTGCAGTTAAGCCTCCCTACTGGGTGGAACGATGTTTACTTACCTAATGACGGCATACTTGCTGACAACGGGTGCTTCGTTTCTGCCCTAACTGGGGCTGGTTCTACTATAACTCTCCTACTGGAGTAACGTATGGATAAGGCGCCTGCAGCAAAGAAAGACTCTCGCCTAGCAAGGGCGGGGGTCTCTGGGTTCAACAAACCTAGGCGGACTCCTAGCCATCCGAAAAAGTCTCACATTGTTGTGGCTAAAGAGGGTGATAAGATTAAGACTATCCGGTTTGGGGAGAAAGGCGCTAGTACCGCTGGTAAGCCCAAAGCTGGTGAGTCGGACCGTATGAAGGCCAAACGTAAATCTTTTAAGGCCCGCCACGGCAAGAACATTGCCAAAGGTAAAATGTCAGCTGCCTATTGGGCGGATAAGGAGAAATGGTGATGATGGGACGTTACTCTATGGGGAGCCAACTCACTGGCGATCGTGTTAAAAAGATGAACAAAGGCGGCAAGCCTGCAAGAAAAGCCCAGCAACGTAGACTCGACCAAATGATGGAGGATGAAGCGGAAATTAAGGGTGGTACCAAACTTGATAGAGCCTTCGAGCGTGAAGCACAGACGAAAAAAGCTCTGTCTGACCTAGAAAATTTAGATCGTTACGGCGCAGACGCCCAAAAAGGCCGTTCTTTTGGGCAAAAAAAAGCCTACGGTGGTAAGATGAAGAAGATGGCCTCTGGCGGTAAGATGTCCCGTGGTGACGGTATCTGCACGAAGGGCAAAACCAAAGGTCGTATGGTCTGATGACACCCAAGAAGAAATCTACGGTCAACGCCGCAAAAAACTACACGAAGCCAACTATGCGTAAAAACCTTGTAGCCAAGGTTAAAGCAGGGGGTAAGGGCGGTGCGCCGGGTAAGTGGAGCGCACGGAAAGCTCAGATGGTTGCTAAACAGTACAAAGCCAACGGCGGAGGGTACACATCGTGAAGGGCGTAAAGCACTACAAAAAAGATGGTACCGTCCATAAAGGCGGCACACACAAGATGCCTGATGGTTCGTTGCACACAGGAAAGACCCACGGCAAGACGAGCACTAAATTAGTGCATTATAAAGATTTGGGCAAAGCAGCAAAGGCTAAAGCAGATGGCGTTAGAACCAAGCCAAAAAAGTCTTAAAGACTGGACCAAGCAGAAGTGGCAGACAAAGTCTGGTAAACCATCGACGCAGGGGCCAAAGGCTACAGGTGAGCGATATCTGCCGAAGAAGGCCATCAAGGCATTGTCGGATAAAGAGTATGCCGCTACTACTAAGGCAAAACGTGCTGCCACTAAAAAGGGTAAGCAGGTTGCGGCGCAACCTAAGAAGGTCGCCAAGAAGACGGCAAAGTATAGGAAGGCCTAGATCATGGCAACAGTTGTACCAGTACTAAACGAACTGTTTGAGGAAGCATACGAACGTGCGGGCCTCGAAATGCGTACGGGGTACGATATTAAGTCAGCCCGTCGTAGCCTCAACATTATGACGTTAGAGTGGCAGAACCGTGGATTGAACTTGTTCACCATCGAAGCGGGCACCATACCGTTGGTTGCCGGTACAGCGACATACACTATGCCCGCCGACACGATTGATCTAATCGAGCACCAGCTGCGTACAGGTACAGGCGTGTCACAGTTAGACGCGTATATAGACCGCATGAGTGTTTCCACTTACTCGCAACAAGGCAACAAAAATAGCGCAGGTCGGCCCTCGCAAATCTACGTGCAGCGTAACGCTACGGATGTTCAGGTCACACTCTGGCCCGTACCCGATAGTGCGCAAACCTACACATTGGCGTACTACCGCCTTAAAGGTATAGATAGCATAGCCAGCGATAGCGGTATTAATGCCGCTTCTACCTCGGTACCTCCTCGTTTTGTACCCGCACTTGTGGCCGGTCTAGCGTACTATATCGCTATGAAGAGGCCAGAACTTGCAAATCGGGTCATGCCGTTAAAACAAGAATACGAGGCTCAGTTTCTCTTGGCCGCGAATGAAGATCAAGATCGCGCTACGCTACAAGTTGTTCCTTTCAGGGGAGCTATCTAATGCCTGCTTACGCCAGTGGCAAACACGCATACGGTATATGTGACCGGACCGGGTTTCGCTACAAGCTGGAAGACCTCGTGTTTGAGGTCCAGCATGGCGTAAAGACTGGGTTACGAGTGGGCAAAGATGTGCTCGACCCCGACCAACCTCAGAACTTCTTGGGCAACGTCAATACGTCTGACCCACAATCCCTGCTGAACCCTCGCCCAGACGTAAATCCGGGCCGTGGTTTGTTCGGTTGGAACCCTGTTTGGAATCCCTTGCAATATATGGTAGGCTCTATAGGAAGCGTTACCGTAACTACAACTGATGGAGAAGTATGATGATGCGCCCTAGAAGCCGAAATGACGTTAAAGGTATGTCCCC